CCCTTCTCAATGAGGGACGATAAAATAGCTATAAATATAGTAGGTGGTATACCTTCATACACTTTAGATGTAGGAGGGGATGTTAGATCTTCAGGTACTATATATACAGACACATTAGCAGAAAATCCAACTTATCCTTCTAATGGTATAACAATACAAAGTCACATAACAGCCTCAGGTAATATAAGCGGTAGTCATGTTACAACAGCATCATTTGGTTCATTACAATTAAGTAATTTACCAACAACCCCAACAGGATTACCTACTGGTTCAGTGTGGGTTTCAGGAAGTAAAAATGATTCTTCAACAAGTAATGTAAATTGTGGAACCTTAATGATAGTAATTTAAAATTTGTCTATATTTATATAGGAACAAACTAACTAAATTATGGCAAACATTCCTATATGGCCCGGCTCATCATCATTTTTTCCAGGAGACACACCTTTTGGTTTTTATGACACAGACACTCAATTTCAATCTGACGCAGATAAAGTTGCAGATTGGTGTGTAAGACGTATGGGTTATCCATTAGTAGACATTGAACTACAAGCAGTAAATCTATTTACTTGCTTTGAAGAAGCAATTAATGAGTATGGTTCACAACTTTACCATTTTCAAATAATAAACAGCTTCCATACTTTAGAGGGAACATCTACAGGATCAAAATTAAATGATAATATAATTGCTCCTAATTTAGGTAACACAATAAACATCGCAGAACAATATGGTAGTGAAACGGATGGAGCAGGTGGAAATTATAAATTAGAAAAAGGTACATTAAATGTAATAGCAGGACAACAAAATTATGATTTATTAACATCTACATCATCCTCATTAAGTGGTTCAGAAGCAGTATATCTAAAACGAGTTTACCATTATGCCCCCTCGGCAATCAATAGATATTTTGATCCATACGCAGGTACAGGTACAGGAATCCAATCATTAATACAGTCATTTGGATTTGGTAATTATTCACCAGGTGTTAACTTTATGTTAATGCCAATGTATTTTGACGTTTTAAAATTACAAGCAATTGAATTAAATGATTCAATTAGAAAGTCAGCATATCATTTTGATGTTGAGGACAATAGATATTTAAAATTATTCCCCATACCTCAACAGAGTTACAAATTACATTATGAGTATGTTTTAAAATCAGTTGCTAATAATCCTGTTAAAGACACAACAGGAGGTATAACTAATTTATCAAATGTACCTTACACTCATCCTACTTATAAACTTATTAATGAACCAGGAAGACAATGGATTCGTAGATATGCTTTAGCATTAGCTAAAGAAATGTTGGGTAGTGTAAGAGGTAAATATCAGTCAGTTCCGATCCCTGGTGATACTACAACTTTAGATTTTGGAAGATTATTAAGTGAGGCAGCTGCAGAAAAAACAGCCTTAATTGAAGAATTAAAAACATTCTTAGAAGAAACAACCAGAGTTAAACAACTTGAAAGACAAAATCAAGAGGCACAATTAACACAAGAAACTTTCTATAAGGTTCCTTACCCAATTTACATAGGATAATGATTAAATTAACTAACATACTAACAGAAATGTTAAACACATTTGAAGTCCAGGCAGAAATTTTATCTGACAGACAATCAAACATTTCTGAAATTTTAGATTCAATTCGAGCAGTTAAAAGTATAACAACTATTCGTAACATCACCCCTCCTGAATATCCACAAAGAGAAGGTGTTGAATACACTTTAGTTATAGTAAAGTTTGTAACACGAATAGATGCAAAACAAAATTTACAACAAATTAAAAATGACATTTTAACTTCAGACGGAGGATCAACAGACTTAAGAGTACCAGGTGTAAAAAGCTTTAAATATAAAATTGACACTATAAAACGTAAATAATGGCTTTATTTGGAGGAAAAAGAGACATATCATTATTTAAAAGTTTAAGTAAAGAAATAGTAAACGACATTATTCAAACAGAAGTCGCATATTATAAATTTGCTTTAGAACAAACTAATGTAAATGTTTATGGTGAAGCCCCCGGTAAAAATTATTATGAACCGTTGAAAATAGCGAGTTTAATAAATAGACAAGACCAATCGTGGTCGTCTGATGACTTTGGTCCTGACGTCAATCAAACCATTGGTTTTACATTTTTAAAACAAGAATTAGTTGACATAAATTTATTACCTGAAGTAGGTGATTTAATCCTTTTCCGTAATAATTTTTATGAAGTTGACAGTAGAATTGAAAATCAACTTTTTATGGGGAGAGACCCGGATTATGCATTATCAACAGAAACTGCAGACTTTGGTGGAAGTTTTTCAATGGTAGTAAATACACATATTTCAAGAGTAGAAAAATTAAACTTAATTCCACTTAGAGGTGGAAAATATCCCACAACTGTAAAATTAAATGGCGGGATAGCAAATATACATAATTCATAATGTCAGACAGAAGAATAAACCCAAAAAGACCTATCCCCTCAAGTGGGTATGATAAATTAAGACAAAACCTCCAATCAGGTTTTGCCGAAGGTTTTCCTGTTGAAGAATTTCCTTCACCTGACAATAGAGCAAACATTAATAGAGGTACAATAACTACTCGAAAGGATGACACAGTACAAGATGTTTCAATTGGCTTAGAAGATCATGATGAAGCTATAATGTATTATTTTAATGAAGTTATAAAACCTTCAGTAATATCAAATGGTGATAGAGTAAATGTTCCTATAATGTATGGGGCACCTGAAAGATGGAAAGCAGTTCAACAAGATGGATATTTTAGAGACAAAGAAGGTAAACTTCAAGTTCCTCTTATTATGTTTAAAAGAAACACAATTGAAAGACGAAGAGATCTTGGAAACAAAATGGATGGAAATAACCCCCAATTACATTACACGTTTCAAGAACGTTATACTAAAAGAAATCAATATGATAATTTCTCAGCATTACAGGGTAAAATACCCCAAAAACAATTTCATGCTGTTGTAGTCCCCGATTTTGTAATAATAAATTACACTTGTACTATTTGGTGTGATTATTTGTCCCAAATGAATAAATTAATTGAATCTGTTAATTATTCTTCAGATTCATATTGGGGAGACAAAGACACATTTAAGTTTAATGCTAAAATAGACACATTTAACAACACCACAGAATTAAATATAGGCGACAATAGAATTGTAAAAACTGACTTTGGTCTAAAATTACAAGGATATTTAGTACCAAATAGTATAAATAAAGAATTAACACAAAAACCCTCTAAGTTTTTTAGCAAATCAAGTGTTATATTTAAAGATGAATTATCTGTACAACCAACAGGGGAATCAAAAACAAGAGAAGAAGTAAGAGACGCACAAGGTCCTTTAAACATACAATAATAAGTTATGAACATTACTTGGAATAATGCTAATTTTACTTGGAACTCAAACTCATTTACATGGGATGAAGTTCAATTAGTTGAAGAAATAGTTGAAACTATCCAACGAGGAGGAGGTAATATCGAGGACGATATGTCTTGGATGAAACCCGAAAAGAAAAAAAAACTAATCAAACTTATTCTTAAAGTTAAAGGAGAAACCCTCACAGAATCTAAAACTAAACCAATCAAACAGTATAAAATAAAAGCTGAAGATGTGAGATTAGTAATTAAAGAGGTAAGTGGTGTAGAACTAACAACCGAAAACGTATCCTTTTAATATTTATTACAAAATACAAGAATGTATAAATTATTTACAGATAAAACGGAACTATTTGAGTGTAATATTTCACTTCAAGGTGCAAGTTTAAAAAAATCAAAAGCAAGATTAGTAGTCGAAACTCAAGATTATTCTTTACTTTTTAATGGTTCTATCAATTCTAATGGTAAATGTGAAATACCAATCAGAAAACTTAAAGGTCTTATAGATGAAGACACTAGTGGTAACATTCGTTTAGAGGTAATTGCCGAAGACACATTCTTTACTCCTTGGCAAAGTGACTTTGAAGTTGAAACAAGTAGAAAAGTTACCGTAGAAGTAAAAACCCAAACAACCCAAAAACCCATTTTAGAAGCTAAAGCGACAATAAAACCACAACAAGTTACAAAATCTGAAAAAAAACATGTGGTTAACTTATTTAAACTTCTTATAAAAGAAGACATTAACATAGATAATATATCTTACAAACGAAACGAATTAAATAATATAGTTGCTACTTATCTTAAAGAAAACACAGTTAATGACACTGAAAAAGTCATTAATGGTGTTTTAAAGATATTAGAAAATAAAAAATAAAATGGTTTTAAATGGCTCTTCCAGATTTAACAGGTCAAAACATACAAGACACTTACCAACGAGTATTACAAACTGATAATGGTACTCTTAGAGATGGTACTGGTTCTCTAGTTAACGAACTAACAGTTCAGGGTACGGGTTCATTTGGTAGAGTAATATGTACTACAATTTCAGCTTCTACAGGTGAATTTGATGCAAACACAATTTTTATTGGTGGGACTCCTTTTAATAAAGGTGACTTAGATGATTTAAAGGAAGGAAAGACAATCAACACAGTTACTAAAAATTTAGGAGAAGGAGACACAGGTAAAGCCAATATTGTTCGTCCTGAGGCAATAATGAGTCCTGTTGATGATTCAACTTACAGTAAATTTACAGTACCAGGTAGAATGGGTTCATTTATTAGTGGTACTTTATTTCATGATTTTAATTTAAGTGGAAGTAATAATTATGCTCGAATTGGTGATGGTAACACTGACATACAACTTAAAGGTAATATAAACGATGCAACTTTGGATGGTGGAACCTTCTAATATTTATAATATATGGCAAGTACAATACAAATAAAAAGAGGAACAGGATCAGCAGTACCATCAGGGTTAGCTGATGGAGAATTAGCAATTAATCTTGACAATAGAAGATTATACTTTGGTTCAGGTTCAACTAGTGTAAATGATTTTTCTTTTGGAGAAATTACAGCAGAAAAATATATAGTTTCATCTTCAGTTTTATATGTTACAACTTCTTTTAGCTCAGGTTCAACTGAATTTGGAGACACAGCAGACGACACACATACATTCATAGGTCATATAACATCATCAGGTAATGTAAGTGCAAGTGGAGATATAAAAGCGCATAAATACCAAAGTAATGGAAAAAATGTAGGATGGTATAATACTAACCCATTATCTGAAACTGTTCATTTAGGTTATAATAATAATACATCTATTCAAATAGGTAAAGTGGGGAATCCTACTACTATAGTGGGACATGTAACAGCCTCAGGTAATGTAAGTGCAAGTGGTACAGTCATAGCATCTAATTTATCAGGAACAAACACAGGTGATCAAGATTTATCATCTTACTCTACTATTACCCAACTTAACGCTTCTAGTTCTACTTTACAAACAAACATAGATGCTAAGCAAGATTCTATAGGAAATGAAGACCTAACAATTCAACAAACAGACGGCTTGCAAGATGCTTTAAATGGTAAAGTAGATGATAGCCAGGTACTTACAAACGTACCAGCAAACGCTGTTTTTACTGACACTGTATATACACACCCTGCAAATCATTCTATATCATTTATTACAGGGTTACAATCTGCACTAGATGCTAAACAAGATGGAATTGGTAGCGAAGATTTGAATATCGCAATGACTGATGGCTTGCAAGGCGCACTCGATGCAAAATCAAGTATTACCCAACTTAATGCTTCAAGTTCTACTTTACAAACAAATATAGATGGAAAACAAGCAACTTTAACTTTTGGTATAAGCAATACTAATATAATCAAAGCAGGCGCGGGTATTGTAGATAATGACTTTCTAAGAATTAATGGTACTACCCTAGAAGGTAGATCAGCAGCTCAAGTATTAAATGACATAGGTGGTCAAGTTGCAATAGGTACTGATGATTTAACAATTGCTATGACAGATGGTTTACAAGATGCGTTAGATGCTAAAGTAGACGACAGTCAAGTTCTTACTAATGTTCCTGCTAATGCTGTATTTACAGACACAAACACTACATATAGTGTACAAGATGGAGAGTTATCTCAAAATAACTTCACTGACGCAGACCATACTAAGCTTAACGAAATTGAACCTAACGCTACAGCTGACCAAACAAAAGCAGATATAGACGCTTTAGGTATAGCAGCAACTACTGCAGTTAGTTTAACGGCAGGAGATAAAACTATAGATGGTAATTTAGGCTTAGGAGGGGATGATGGTGATTCACACTATGTAACAAGACTTGCACACTCAGATAATGATGGAGGTAGACTTTATGTACAGGCAGGTACTGGTGGAGGAACCAACAAACCAGGGGGTAGTTTAATTTTAGAAGGCGGTGCAAGTACTGGTAATGCTGATGGGGGAAGTATAATATTTGGCTCTTCTGCAGCCGGTTCTAGTGGAACTTCTGTTAATAATATGGGTCTGTTAGGAAGTATAAATAGTACAGGTAATTTATCTATAGAAGGTGATTTAACTGTTAAGGGTAACGACATTAAAGATGATGACGGAACTACATGTATAACATTTGATAGTAGTGGTAATACTACTATTGCTAATACACTTAACGCAACTCTTACGGGTAATGTAACTGGACAAGCAGACACAGTTGCAACAATTGCGGGCTTGGCACCAGACACAGCAACAACACAAGCGACACAAGGAAATATAACATCATTAGGAACCCTAACCGCATTAACAGTGTCGGGAGACATTAATGCAAATGGAAATATAGTTGGTGATGATGGCACTAATATAACAAACATATCTTCTATTGAATGTGATTCGTTAGTACATGATGGTGACACTGACACTAAAATAACTTTTGGAGCAGATTCTATAAGATTTACTGCAGGTAATAATATAGCTACTAATGTCAGTACAACCCTTATAGATAATAATTTACCTTTAAAAAATAAATTTAATGTTTCAGGAGACACTGCGGGTAATATAGGTGGGGGTGACGTTGTATTCTTTGGGGGCACTACATCAATGACAACAGGAGCTATATATCATTATAAATCAGATGGTACTTGGGAATTAGCAGACGCGACAGACAATACTAAAGCAGATGGCCTATTAGGCGTTGCCTTAGGGGCAGCTTCCGACACAAATGGAATATTATTACGAGGTATGGTAACTTTAGACCATGATGCGGGGGCAATAGGTGATCCTATATATCTAACAACAACAGCAGGAGATGCAAGTGCTACTGCACCTGGTAATAGTGGAAATGTAGTAAGACACCTTGGTTATAAAATACACCATGCAACAGAAGGTCAAGTATGGTTTAACCCATCAAATGACTGGATAGAAATAGCATAATATGGGAACAATAAGCAAAATAGATGATGTCAAAATAGTTAGTGTAAACAAACCTAATGGAATAGCTAAATCTACAATAGCTAAAATCACAGGACAATCTAAACCTACTTTTACAGATGGATTTGGTGTGGAACTAGATGGCACAAATGATTATGTAGACATAACTTTGTCTTCAGACCCTATTAATAAAACTAGAGGTACTATTTCTATGTGGGTTAGAAATGATAGTGCTACTAAAAGTACTACTAAGTTTATAGCTCATGATTATCCTAATACATCTAGTACTAATGATGTAATTGCAATAGATTACTATTTAGTTTCAAATAATACATGGGCCCTTAGAGCATATTATAAAAGTACAGTAGATGGTACATCTGTTACTAATGTATGTAATGCTAAAGCTCAGAGTCCTGATGACCATGGTGTTGGTTTTAAAAGGATAGCTAGTGCTTATGGAACTGCTACTTCAGACACAGAATTAAATTTTCTCAGTTATGTGTCAGATGACGAATGGCATCATATAGCAGTTACATGGGATACCACTGAAACTTTAACTATATCGGGCACCGACTATAATGGAAAAATGAAGTTTTATTTAGATGGGGTTCTTAAACAAGAAGGTCAAAGTACTA